GGAAGTCCGAGAGCGGAGGCTTGAACGCCAAAGGACGCGCCTCCTACAACAAGGCGAACCCCGGGAAGCCGGGTTTGAAAGCTCCTCAGCCCGAGGGCGGCAAACGCCGCGACTCCTTCTGCGCCCGTATGGAAGGGATGAAGAAGAAATTAACGAGCGAAAAAACCGCCAAGGATCCAAATTCGAGGATTAACAAAAGCCTGCGGGCTTGGAAGTGTTAAATGGACATTAACACAATCTGGTCAGCCGCACTGTCCGCCCTGTTGGGTGGGCTTTGGTTCTTCGTGCGAGAAAAGTTCGAAGAAATCAAGCGGCTTGACATTCTCCTCAACAAAACGCGAGAGGAAAGCCATCGTGATTTCGTTACTAAAGCAGAAGTTCAGCGCATTACTGACCACATTGACCAACGTTTTAACAAGCTTGAAGAAAAGATTGACCGTCTTCTCCAAGCCAAAGGCTGATGATGCCAGCAGTAAGTAAAAAACAAAAGAATTTGATGGACGCGGCGGCTCATAACCCTGCGTTTGCCAAGAAGGTGGGCATCCCCACAAAGGTTGCCAAAGAGTTCAGCACGGCCAGCAAAGGCCAGAAATTTTCAACAGGAGGCCACATGGCTACAAAAAACAACGGCATCACTACTGCCAAAATGGGTTCAGTCAAAACCGCAGCTCCTAGCCGCGATGGCGTTGCCACCAAAGGCAAAACCAAGGGCAAGCAAGTCACCATGTCTGGTTCTAAGCCTCTGGGCATGAACAAAGGCGGCTACGCAAAAGGCAAGTGCTGAGATGATGGCCAGCCGTGGGATGGGGGACATCAACCCCTCCAAGATGCCCAAAGGCGTGAAAACTCCACGCCGTGATGACACAGATTTCACCCAATACAAAGATGGTGGGAAAGTCAACGCGGCGGGGAACTACACCAAGCCAAGCCTGCGCAAGAAGATTGTGTCTCAGGTCAAGGCGGCGGCAACACACGGCACAGGCGCAGGTCAATGGTCAGCCCGTAAAGCACAGCTCGTTGCCAAGAAGTACAAGGCGGCGGGTGGGGGCTACCGAGATTGAAAGCACCGCAGCAATCCTTGAAAGATTGGGGCGACCAGAAATGGCGCACCAAGTCGGGAAAGCCTTCCAGCAAAACGGGTGAGCGTTACCTGCCAGAAGCCGCTATCAAAGCCTTGTCACCAGCAGAGTATGCTGCGACAACCAAGGCCAAACGGGCTGGTAAAAAAGCAGGTAAACAGTTTGTAAAACAACCACCCAAGGTGGCAAAGAAAACAGCGGAGTACAGAAAATGATTGGACAAAACGCATTCGGCGGCATGGGCCAAGCAGCAAGTGGCATGTTTGGTGGTGGTGCGCCTGCGCAACCCCAGATGCAAAACCCATTTACACAAGCTATTGGTGGCGGTATGGGCGGTATGTTTGGTGGCAACAATCCTCAACCACAACCGTTTAACCCCATGCAGTCTTCTTTGCCTCAAGGGCTTGGCCAAGCTATGGGCGGCATGGGCGGTATGGGCGGCATGGTTGGTATGGGTCAACAGCTCGGAATGCCTGCTTACGCTCAAGACTACATGAAAAATTTGATGGTTGCGGGACAGCAAGCTCCGCAATCGCCAACCCCACCTTACATGCCTCCCAATGTGCAACAGCAACAGATGGCCCAACAGGCGGCTCAGCAACAAGCTTTGCAGCAGGCAATGCAACGAAATCAATTTCAGGGTTTTGCACAGCCTAGTCTAGCGAGTGTTCCCCAATCGCTTCAGCAACAACAGGCATTACAGCAGGCCAACATGATGCAGGCACAGGCGTTACCTGAACAACAACGAGCCATGTTTGCTGAGCAGTTTCAACAAGCGCAGGGTGGTATGCCCGGTTTTGCACAGCCTTATGGGCAACAAATGGGTCAGATGGCCCAACAGGCGGCTCAGCAACAAGCTTTGCAGCAACAAAGGCAAGGCGGTATGCCAGATTTTGCACAGCCTTACGCGCAACAAATGAGTCAGATGGCGCAAACGCGAGCTGCGCAGCAGCAACAACCGCTTGGCTTGGCAGGTTTGCAAGGTCTTTTGGGCGGGATGCCGTCTAGACCAGAAGTGTCAACCCCTATGCCAAGACCCCCAGTATCGCCACCGTTGCCCCAGAGAAAGACAACATCGTCACAGGTGGTTTCTAAGCCTGCGCCAGCGGCAGTGCGGGCATCACCTGCACCGTCGCAAGTTCCGCCAAGAACCCCTCCGGCTGTGGCAGGCGCTATCCAAAGATTAGCAGGAAAACAAGCAGGAATGCGATAAAACATGGCAACAACTTCTGGATCAACAGGCTTTAATTTAGACCTCACCGAGCTGGTGGAGGAGGCGTTTGAGCGTGCTGGTTCAGAGTTGCGTACTGGCTATGACCTCAAAACAGCCCGCCGGTCGCTGAATTTGCTGTTTGCTGATTGGGCAAATCGCGGTGTCAACATGTGGACGTTTGAGCAGGGCACGATCACCCTAACTCAAGGCTTGAACACCTACGCAATCCCCACAGACACTGTTGATTTGCTCGATCACGTCATCCGAACGCAGGCAAATGTGGCCGCAACACAGTCAGATTTGACAATCACGCGTATTAGCGTTTCTACCTACGCCACCATCCCCAACAAAATCACCCAAGCCAGACCAATTCAGGTCTGGTATCAGCGTTTGGACGGCCAGATTACCCCCACCACGGCGGTTTTGGCCACAAGTATCGACGCTACAACCAACACAATCGTCTTGTCCAACGTCGTTGGTCTGCCTGCAATCGGGTACATCAACTTGGACAGCGAAACCATCTTCTACAACTACATTGATGGCAACACTTTGGGCGATTGTTACCGTGGTCAGAACGGCACAACTGCCGCTTCCCATACTGCCAGTGCAAATGCCAAGATTTACGTCAACAATGCGCCCCGCGTGACCATGTGGCCAACGCCTGACGGCTCCCAGACATACCAATTCGTGTACTGGCGCATGCGTCGGGTGCAGGATGCGGGAAGCGGTGTCAATGTGATGGACGTGCCTTTCCGTTTTGTGCCCTGTATGGTGGCTGGATTGGCCTATTACATCGCTTTGAAAGTGCCCGGTGGCATGGAACGGCTTCAAGTTCTCAAGGCCCAGTACGACGAGGCATGGATGACAGCGGCTGATGAAGATCAGGAACGCGCAGCTTTGCGCCTCGTGCCTAGACAGATGTTCATTGGTGGTGGCTGATGGGAAACAGGTTTTCCTCTGGTAAAAACTCGATTGCCGAGTGCGACCGCTGTGGATTTCGGTTCAAACTGACGGTGCTGAAGAAGCTCGTCGTCAAGACCAAGACGTATGACCTGAAGGTGTGTCCTCAATGTTGGGAACCTGACCAGCCGCAGTTGCAGTTGGGCATGTATCCGGTGGACGACCCGCAAGGTGTGCGCGATCCACGTCCCGACCTGAGCTACCAGTTGTCTGGTCGCACCGGTTTGCAGATTGTGTTGACCAACAGCGTCAATGTGGATGCTCAGGGCGTGGTTGGCGGTGGTAGTCGGATATTTCAGTGGGGTTGGGCACCAGTTGGCGGCTCTCGGGCCAATGATGACGGTTTGACCCCAAATAACTTGGTTTCCGCAGTGGAAATTGGTACAGTTACAGTTGCAACGACATAAGGAGTCGATCATGGACAAGAAAGATTTAGCGCAGGACAAGAAGATGATTAAGTCCGCCATTGGCAAGCATGAAAAAGCCATGCACCCCGGCAAGCCTATGACCAAGCTCAAGGCTGGCGGCAAGACCAACAGCGACATGCTGAAATATGGCCGTAACATGGCCAAGATCATGAACCAGCGTTCTTCTGGTCGCGGAGGCTAAGATGGCCACCTACAAGCAAGCAACCAAAAAGCCCAACGTTATTGTTGGTGAAGAGCCTGCAAAAGAAACCATGCGCAAGGCGAATGTGTCTGTGGCCAATACCCGCAGCCAAGATTACCCTCCCATAAAAACCTCCGGCATTGTTGTGCGCGGCGGTAAAGCGCAGACCAAAGGCAAAATGGCCCGAGGCCCAATGGCATGACCTACGCAGAGCTTGTAGTTGCAATCCAGTCGTATACGGAGAATAATTTTCCGGCGATTACGCTTGCTGATGGATCGACTGAGAGTACGACTACTCAGATTAATCGCTTCATCCAGCAGGCGGAGCAACGCATCTACAACACTGTGCAGTTCCCGTCTCTTCGCAAGAACATGACGGGCGTGGCGACGGTCAACAACAAGTACCTTGCTTGCCCTGATGACTTTCTGTCCACCTTTTCTTTGGCCGTAATCAATGCGGACGGGAGCTACGAGTACTTGCTGAACAAGGATGTCAACTTCATCCGGCAAGCGTACCCCAACCCCACTGACACAGCGACCCCCAAGTACTACGCACTGTTTGGCCCGACCACAACAGCGGGTTTAAATCCGTCCATCACAAATGAGTTGAGCTTTATCCTTGGCCCAACACCTGATGCGGCCTACTCTGTGGAGCTGCACTACTACTATTACCCCACGTCCATCACCACTGCGGCCTCCGGCCAAACATGGCTGGGCGACAACTTTGACACCGTGCTGTTGTATGGTTCATTGGTTGAGGCGTATACCTTTATGAAGGGCGAGACAGACATGTTGCAGCTCTACGATGGCAAGTACAAAGAAGCACTTGGCTTGGCCAAACGCTTGGGTGATGGTCTGGAGCGCAGTGATGCCTACCGCAGTGGCCAATACAGAGAAGCTCCGCTTCCTCAGAATAATGGGGTGCGTTGATGGCCTTTACCGGGAATTACACCTGCAACGTGTTTCGCACTGGCCTGCTGGACGGTGTGTACGACTTTGGCACGGGCACAACGGACGTCTTCAAAATTGCGCTCTATACCAATGACGCCACGCTTGATGCGACTACCGACGCTTATACGGCTACGGGCGAAGTTGTGGCTTCTGGATATACGGCAGGTGGCGAGGTTTTGGTAATCAACCAAGCGCCCACCACCGGCAATGCACCCAACACAACCGCATACTTGTCTTTTGCCAATGCCTCATGGACTGGTGCTTTCACAGCCCGTGGCGCGTTGATCTACAAGGACAATGGCACAACTAACCCCGCAGTTTGCGTGCTTGACTTTGGCGCAAACAAAACTTCAACAACAACTTTTGTGGTGCAGTTCCCTGCTGCCACAAACACCACAGCAATCATAAGGATCGGCTAATGGCACTTGTAACCACAACCAAAGGCGACATGGATGACTCTTTGTTGGAGAAGCGTGAGGGTACCGTGGACAACGACAATGAATTAACCACATGGGTTGAGTATTGGTTGGAAGGTGAGCTTGTCCACCGGTCTGCGCATGTGGCCTTGAAGAAAATGCCCGTCTTTGGCGGTGGCGAAACCCAATCAATTGGCTAAAGGATAAATCATGGCAAACACCCAATCAATGTGCACTTCATTTATGAGCGAGCTAATGCTTGGTCAGCATCAACTTGGCACTTCAACCATCGTATCCCGTGGCAGCTTGACATCACCCACTACAGATACTGTAAAAGCTGCTTTGTACTTGGCATCGGCAACCATCAATGCAGCCACTACTGCGTACACAGTAACTGGAGAAGTTTCTGGTACAAACTATGTTGCTGGCGGAGTTACGGTAACAAATGCTACGGCTCCAACGTCAACTAACACTTCAGCAACTGCTGGTGTAGCGTACTGGACTCCTTCAGCATCAATTACCTACACCACGGTGACCTTAACCACGGCGTTTGATACTGTGTTGCTGTACAACTCAACACAAAGCAACAAGGCTATCAGCGTCCACACGTTTGGTTCACAGACCATCACGGCGGGTACTTTCACTTTGACTATGCCGTCAAACACTACGTCAACTGCTTTGTTGCGCTTGGCAACTACCTAAAGAGGTAGTTCATGGCTCTCGGCTGGGGCAACAATGCTTGGGGCGACAACGGCTGGGGCGGCACTCTTGAAGCAACGGGGGATGTAGCAACAGGAACCGTAGGGACGGTCACGCCCAGTCGGACTGTTGCGTTAAGTGGGGTTCTGGCTTCTGGGGCGGTTGGGACTGTTGTTGAGACAAATAACCCAACAGAAAACGGCAATATTGCTTTTGGAAACGTGGGCAGTGTTGGAGTTTCCCGTGTAATTTCTCTGACTGGCGTTTCTGCCGCAGGATTTGTCGGCACAGTCGCAAGGGGCACAACCTCCCTTGCCTTGTCTGGTGTTGTGGCCGCTGGCAACCCCGGTATTGAGACAGGGAACATCACAGTTGCCATATCCGGCACCGCTGCTTCAGGGTTTGTTGGCACAGTAACGCACAGCAAGACTGCCGCCATATCTGGCGATGAAGCCACAGGTGAAGTCGGCACAGTTGTCCAGAGTGCGTCTGTTGAGCTGGTAGGCGTTGAAGCTGCTGGCCTTGCAGGATATGTAATTGTTCCGCTGTTGCCTAACACAGCCATCGGCACTGTTGGCACGGTTATTCCCGAGATAGTGATTGAGTTGACCGGCAACGCGGCAGATGCTGCTGTTGGCTCGGTTGCTGTTGGAGAAAGAACCTTCTCGCTGACTGGGAACCAAGCGGCTGGATATGCTGGAGCTATAGTTGCCGTCTACTGGAGGCTGATTGATGACAGTCAGACTGCGGATTGGGGCACAATCTCTAACATACAAACGGCTGACTGGTCAAATATAGATGACACGCAGACCGCAAACTGGCAAAATATCAGCAACCCGCAGACTCCCGGCTGGTCACTGATTGCCGATGAGCAAAACCCGAATTGGGAAGAAATTGAGGTAACAACATGACGACAGCATACACATCACTTTTGGGCTTGGCTCTTCCCGTCACAGGCGAATTGTCAGGAACATGGGGCGACACCGTAAACAACAGTATTACCTCTTTGCTTGATTCAGCAATTGCTGGTACTCAGACAATTACAGCCA